TCCATTCGGTTGCTAGTATTGAAAAAAGAACGCCCCTGTTTGAAGCATTCCTGGAGAATGGAGTGAATTGGACACGGAGACCATTACATGCGTTCTGCTGGCGTCCTGATGCGGAAATAGAACCGTTAGAAGACACAATGTACTGGGACTGCTTTTCGCCTTATGTGGACGTTCAGAGACGCCATAGGTTGGCAGGATTGAAGGCAGAGTTAATTCGTCCTGATGGTAAGAAAGCAGTTGGTAATTATATGTTCACCATGGACTGGTCATGGGAGAATAAGGGTATGCCTGACCTGAACTATTCGGAGACACCGGAGCATAAGTGTGCCCATCTGTTCAAGATGGAGAACGGTAACTACTATGCCTATCCGAACAATCGTATTATCTGGTATGATGATGCCTGGACATTTGAACGAATTACAAAGAACCCTGGTTATGAGATTGATCTGACTGTCTATGCTGTAGAGGGACGCAGAACAATTGAAACCAGTGATGATTACATGTATGAGGTAACTCAACTAGATAATGAACCACTCACTCGCATTCCAGGATTATGAATGACTTTCTAGATAATTTGGCAAACGATCAGCATCAGAAGATGCTTCGTGAAATTAATAATGATAATCAGACGCCAAAAAACAAAAGAAAGGTAAACGTTGATGGACTCTTTGAAACAAGCGATTGTTCTGATCCTGATCATATCTGTACTTGTGGTTCTCAACAGGTAACACTTACTGAAGATTAGTGTTCTAAATAAGGTAGAATTCTTGTATCAGTTTGTCAGTTCAAGAAAGGAGATCGAAGGGTTTCAAGGACATTAGTGCTACATTCAAGATCAATCCTGTCAATAACGACTTGATTGGTCTTGTGAACTATAATGCCATTGCAAGATCAGTTCGTAATCTTATCTTGACCATTCCTGGCGAAAGACCTTTCAATCCTGTTCTTGGTTCAAATGTAAACGCATTGTTATTCAATCAACTTGATAATATTACTGCTAGTAGTATTAGAACTGAAATTGAAACTACAATTGATAATTTTGAACCCAGAATAGAACTGAATGAAGTGATTGTGAGACCAAATGCCGAACAGCATAGGTTTGATGTTTTAATTAAATATTATATCGTTGGACTTCCTTCTGACGTACAAGAAATCAAGATAGCATTAGTTCCTACTAGGTAAGATGCCACTAGTTAATTTCAGCAACCTAGATTTCGATCAGATTAAAACGTCCATCAAGGACTATATTCGTGCGAACTCTAATTTCACCGATTATGATTTTGAAGGGTCAAACCTTTCGACAATCATCGATACGTTAGCATATAACACTTATATCAACTCATACAACGCCAATATGGTGACGAATGAGGTGTTTATTGATAGTGCGACGTTGCGAGAGAACGTCGTATCACTAGCGAGAAATATCGGATACCTACCACGTTCTAGAAGAGCAGCAAGACTGTCGGCGTCGTTTACGGTATCAAACCTTACTAATATTCCCTCCGTAACTCTTAAGAAGGGTTTAGTCGCTGTTACCTCTCAACGTTTCGGTAATAGTGATTTTGTATTCTCAATTCCACAGGACATCACAGTTCCTGTTGGTGCTAATGGTGTAGCGGAGTTCTTTGATATTATCTTGTATGAAGGTTCATACCTTGAGCAGTCATATGTTGTAAGTTCAAGAGATCCTGATCAGAAATATATCTTACCTAATACTGGAGTTGATACGACAACTATCAATGTCACGGTAAATGAGTCCTCTACGTCCACTGTACAGTCCACCTACAAGCAATACAACAGTCTGATAGGTGTTGGACCAGAAAGTCGTGTATTCTTCATTCAGGAGATTGATGGAGAGCGTTATGAACTTCTCTTTGGCGATGACATTATTGCGAAGAAGTTAGTAGAACCTAATGAAGTAGAGATTGGATATATTGTTTCAAGTGGTGCCGCTGGTAATAATATTACTAATGTATCGTTTGCTGGTTCAATCGTTACTAATAATGGGACACCAGTCACAAAAGGTTTCTCATTCATAACTGTTGGTGGTCAATCTGCTGGTGGTGCTGGAATTGAATCTATCGATTCTATCAAGAAGTATGGACCACAAGTATATTCCTCACAGAATAGAGCAGTTACTTCTGCTGACTATGAAGCATTGATTCCTAAAATCTATGCTGAAGCAGAGTCTGTATCGGCATATGGTGGTGAAGAACTGAACCCACCACAATATGGAAAGGTATTCATTAGTATTAAACCTGTCAATGGAGTATTTCTTTCAAACTGTTTGAAGGATAATCTTCGTTCTGAACTTGCCAAGTATAAGGTGGCAGGGGTCATGGTTGATGTAATTGACCTCTCATATCTTTATGTTGAAGCAGACTCTAATGTCTACTACAACAGCAACCTGACGCCAATGCAGTTAGGTAACACTAGTAGAGGAGATGTGTTTAGAGGTGCTGATATTGGAAGTATCTCCAATCCTGTAAGGGATGATGCGCTGGCAGCAATTGGTAGATACGCCGATTCAACCGAATTAAACAGGTTTGGTGGACGTTTCAAGTATAGTAAGTATCAAAATATAATTGATAACTCTAACGCTGCGATTACATCAAACATCACCAATATTCAGATTAGAAGAGACCTGGAAGCAAAGCTTGGACAGTTCGCTGAATACGAGTTGTGTTATGGAAACAGATTCCGCCTTAAGAATCATTGTCGTACTATCGCAGAAGGTGCGATGGTTGGATTCAACGTTAGATCCTCGGGATTCAAAATCAGTGGTATTGCTGATACTGTATACCTTGGCGATCTTCCAAACGCTAATATGGAAACAGGAGAGTTGTTCCTCTTCAAGTTGAATGCTCCACGTCAACCAGTGATTGTGAAGAGAAACGTTGGAACTGTTAATTATAAGATTGGTGAGATCATGTTGAACCCTGTTAAGATTACTTCAACTGCTCTTACAAAAGGAACCACACCTATTGTTGAAATTTCTGCTATTCCGTATTCAAATGATGTTATCGGTCTTCAAGATCTCTATATTCAATTAGACCTTAATTATACCAGGGTAAATACTGTTATAGATCAGATTGATTCCAAAACTGATGTATCTGGAACGAACTATATCGTGTCTCCAAGTTTTGATGGAAATACTTTAGTTCGTGGTGTACCTATCCTCGTTGGAAGTGAGAATGGAGGAGCATCTTCTACTCAAACCTCCCCAACACCAAGTACCACCACCAACGTTACTGAAGTTGCTACTTCGGCGGTAACAGGTATCGTTCAAACACCATCTACATCATATAGTCCATCAAATACATCATCATCTTCCAGTTCAGGATCCTCCTCCGGTTATTAATATCAAATGGCACAAGATAGAGTAAAATTCCAAGATGTCCTTGCGTCTCAGGTCCCTGAGTATGTCAAGGATGATTTTCCTCTGCTCGTTACTTTCCTAGAAGAGTATTATACATCACAAGAAATCCCAGGTGGTACATTTGATTTAATTCAAAATCTTGACAATTATGTCAAGACTGATGAATTGTTCAAACTAGAAACAGAAACAATCCTACAAGAGGATATTGACTATTCTTCTACAACTATCAAAACAAGTGTTGATAGTAACTTTACATATGGATTTCCTGATGAAAATGGACTGATCAAAATTGATGATGAGATTATCTCTTATGGGATAAAGACTGATATCGCGTTTGAGGACTGTAGAAGAGGTTTCAGTGGTATCACGTCATACATTGGTCCTGACCCTGACAAATTAGTATTCGATACCTCTATATCCACTATTCATAAAAAAGGTGCGAGGATTCAGAATCTTAATATTCTGTTCTTACAGCAGTTTTTCAGAAAATTAAAGAACCAAGTTGTACCTGGTTTTCAGGATAGAAAACTCTCTGATGGACTAGATCAAAGAAACTTTATCTTTGGTTCAAGTAGTTTCTATAGTTCAAAAGGAACAGACGCTTCAGTCGAGATCCTGTTTAGAGCATTATATGGCAAGGAAGCAGAGGTTATCCTTCCAAGTAAATTCTTGATCAGACCATCTGATGCTGACTACAGAATCTCCAAGTCTTTTGTTGTTGAATCATATGTAGGTGATCCCCTTGGATTGAGTGGTAGAACACTATATCAACCGATTATCAACTTTGGTGCCAAAGGTGGTATTGGTAAAGAAGGTCTTGGGCGTGGTACAGGTGCCATGGGCACCTTGTCTGGTATCAATTCAATCAATGGATCCCCAGAGTTAGAAAAGGTTGTTAGGGGATCAGTATGTGGTGTTGAGAGACTCAAATATGATCAAGGTCAATACTACCGTATTAGTGTTGACTATGGGTATGATAGGGATAGTAATGTAGAGGGAAGTATCTATGGTTCCTTCCAACCTAACCCCAAGACACAGATTGTCAATGCTGTTGCCATTGGCGCTACATTTATTGATGTTGAATCTACCGTTGGATTCCCAGATAATGGTAGTCTCAGTATTTTCACTAGAAATAATGATGAATTGAAGGTAAGTTATACTTCAAGAAATATTAATCAGTTTATTGGAATTACTACAACTAATATTACTGCTGAAATTGATGATCAAACCACTGTAAGATACTTCAACAACGCCTTCGCTTTTACCGGCATCGGTACAGAGGACCAGATCAAAGTTAGAATGACTTCTACTTTGAAGGATCTACAGTTAAAAGACCCAACTAGGTCTCTTGTAGTAGGTGACACTATTAATGTCAAATCTCTTGGTCTTCCTCTAACTAAAAACAAATCTACTAATTGGTTCTATAATATTAAATCGGATTATGATGTTAGTAGTGTTGAGGTTGTTGACCTCTCTGAAGCAATCTATAAAATTAGTTTAGAACTTGATCATTTCTTCAAGTCTGGTTATTTGATCCGACTGATAAGTTCTGATGGAGTTCAGAGACAGGGTAGTATTACGAAAGTTAATGATAAGAAGAGTTTCTCTGTAAAACTGTCTTCTATTATACCAACAAATAAACTCACTGTACCATATACAGTAACAAATCTTATTCTGAAAGGTAATTCTTCAGAATACCCCCAAATCAACAATAGTTACGCTAATGTTCAGGCAGTTTATAATAACTTCAATGAAGATGTTATAGTTGCTTCCAACTCGCTGCCTAATTATTCAGATATTCAACTTAATCCATATAATAAAACTGTAAAGTTCTCGGGTCAAGCAGATGCCAGTGGAGTGATTCAAGTTACCTCTACCACTGATCATGGGTTCCATACGGGAGACTCTGTATTCTATAAAGGCAGTGTAGTTCAAAATGTCACAACTACACCTGATGGTTTCCAGATTATTACCAATACAGAGAACAGGTTCACCAACATGGAAGAACTTGTTTACTTTGTAAGAAGAGTATCATCAACTAAGATTCAACTTGCCAAGAGTAAATCTGATCTGTCTAGTGGAAAATATATCGTACCTCAAGGAGCAGTTCAAGATAATCAATTAATCTACTTTGATTATTACAAAAAGGAACTGAAGAATCAATATCTTTATAGACAATTTATTAATCCAGATAATCAGTCTGGCGTGTTTGACACGGAACCAGGTTATACTGGTATGCTGATCAATGGTACGGAGATTCTTAACTTCAAATCACCCAAGTCAGTATACTACGGAAAGATTAATTCCATCAGTATTCAAAATCAGGGTGATGGTTATGACGTAATTAATCCACCTGCTCTTAATATTACAGATAACTTGGGAGTTGGTGCTACGGGAACTCTTTCAGTATCTGGTTCATTGAAGAGAGTTGATATTGTTGATGTTGGGTATGATTATATTGATACCCCAGTTGTAAGAATTACTGGTGGATTCCCAACCAGAGAGGCAGTTGCTGAAGTAAACATTTCTTCTGTCGATCATAGTGTTTCATTTAACGCTGGCGCAGGAAGTACTAATTTAAGTCTTGAACCGACTAATAAGATTGGTTTTTCAACCTTCCATAAGTTTAGAGAGAATGAACAAGTAATCTACAATACAGAAGGAACTGCTTCTGTCGTAGGACTTTCCACAAATGCTTACTATTATGTAAAGGTATTGGATGCCTTTACCATTCAACTTCATCCTAGCAAGTCAGACGCTATATCTGGTATCAATACCATCTCAATGACCAGTCATAGTAATAACACTCACTTCATTAAATCTTTTGCTAGGAAGAGAACTGTCACAAATGTTATTGTAACAGACCCAGGAGAGGGTTACAAGAATAATAGAAGAAATATCAATCCTGCTGGAATTATCACAGCACTTAATTGTTTCTCTATTGATGGTCACGGATACTCTACTAAAGATATCGTTAGGTATACTCCCGGTGACGCACCAATCAGTGGATTGAGTTCTTTTACTGACTACATCCTCAAATCTGTAAACAGAGATACTATCAAACTGTATGAAGTTGGAACTGGCAATACTAGTAAGAACTACTTCTTCGACAATGATATCCCCGTAAGCATCGGTTCAACTGGAACTGGTTCTCTAAACTATGAACCAATCAACATGTCCATTGAAGGTACTGTTGGTGTTAATAGTCTGACGAATCAAGACTTTACATGTAAAGTAACACCTGTATTCAGAGGATCTGTAACCTCTTCTGATGTTATCACAAAGGGTGTAGGATATGGTTCATCAACTATCCTCAATTTCAACAGACAACCAAATATTACTTTTGATAGTGGAACCTCTGCTCAATTGTTCCCAGTTGTATCGAATGGTAAGATCATTGATATAATCATTCAAAATCCAGGAACAGGTTATAATTCACCTCCAGATCTTGATATTGTTGGTGTTGGAAGTTATTGTAAATTAACTCCTGTTATCGATAATGGTTCATTTGTATCAGTAAATATTA